ATTACCCTTGTCAATAAAAAATACGTTACCCAACAAATTATTTTGCATAGCGCACAAAATTAGCGTATACTAGCGCTATGGAACAAATGAGGGCGCACCGATGAACGAGCGGGCCGACCACGTTTTGAACGAGGAAAGGCCCGTTTCTCTTTTCTGCCCCGACAGCGATGCACTAGGCAAGATACACGCAATGAGTTTTAAGGACGGGATACTGATCGACTGCCGGGTGATAGTGCCGGATTACTTCAGCGGACTGCGGTGGCTGATGAAGCATTACGAGGATTGAATGAACAACGTGATGAGCACAATAACCGCGGATGTGTCAAAGAGCATGGGGCACGGTAAAGATGCAGTTATCATGCAGGCGATCAATGACGCTGGAGAAACTGGCATTACAATGGCGAACATCGAGGCTATCCGGCAGCGGGGTAGATTTGAGTTATACCCTGACAAAACAGAAATTTTTATATGGGACGGTAAGCCGCTTTTAAAGTTTTATCCGCTTGAATTGAATATGGAAAACGGCACAATTACCGCTAGCCAACCATACCAAAAGTTTCGGGTTAAATAATGAACGTAGCTGACCGGACCATAAACGCGCTGCAAGCCCGGAAGGTAACATACCAACAGACCGAGGGCGCGGTGCTTGATTATACCGTCAATTGGGCGGCGTGGTTGCCGGCAAGTGATACCATTTCTGTTTCGTCATGGTCAGTGAAAGAGGGCGGCGTTACCATCTCAGCGCAGACCAGCACCGATACCGCAGCACGCGCCATTGTTACCGGTACACCAGGACGGCACAATATTATCAACAAGATCACCACGGCGGGCGGGCTGATTTCCGAGCGCACCATTACCCTCGATATCCAATCGCACGATCCCGAGGCGTGGGATGATATTGGTGGTGGGACTACCATTTATGTACCGGGGACGGTGGCAGATAGGATTGTGGCTAGCGATGGGACAGTGTGGCAGCTTACGACAGTGGATAATGGGGATGGGACGTACAGCGATAGTTGGGTGAGGACGAGTTGATGCCAGCGGGAAGACCGGCCAAATTTAACAGCGTCGAAGAGCTGAAAATACAGATTGAGGCGTATTTCAAGTTTTGCGATGACAAAATATACCCTTACACCGTTCACGGCTTGTGCGTGGCGCTTGGATGCACAAGGGAAACCCTTTGTAATTACGAAGACAAGCCAGAATTTTTTGACGCTATAAAAGCAGCGAAGGAAAAGATACGGGCATTTGTGGAGAAAGAGTTGTTCCTTGGTAAGAACCAGGCGGCGATGATCTTCTGGATGAAGAATAACGCGGGATGGAAAGATCAGCAGGAAGTGAAACAGGAAGTTACCGGGAAAGACGGTGGCCCGATCAAGACCGAAGCCGAAGTAACCCTTCGCCCTTCCATCACACGCGAAGAATGGGAAAAGCGTTATGGCTTTGATAAATGACGATTTTATAAAGGAGTGCTTTGCGCTATCCGATGGCGGATTAACATGGAAACATCGGCCTGCTTCCCATTTTGCGTCGGTTGGAGAGTTCCGCAAATTTAATGCAAGGTATGCCGGTCAAAAGGTGGGAGTTCAAAGCATAGACGGTTATCATCGCGTCAGGGTGACAGTTGGCAGTAAGCGGGTAAAGTTGCTTGCTCACAGAATAATATTTTTGTTGGAACACGGGTTTTTGCCCAAAGAAATAGACCACAAAGACGGCAATAGGTCCAACAACCAAATAAGCAATTTAAGGGCGGCTACATCGTCGGAGAATAAGGCGAATGCGCTTTCCCGCAGGGACGACGGGGTGAAAGGCGTTTATTGGAATGCTGACAGGAACAAGTGGGCAGCATACATCAGAGAAAATGGCAAAAAGGTTTTTCTGGGGCGATTTGATCAACAAGCCGAAGCGCATCAAGCGTATAAAACGGCGGCGGTTAGAATATATGGCGACTTTGCAAGGGTTTAGCTATGGTATGGTGCCCGCAAATTGGACCGCAATTAGCGGCACTTGATGCCGATTGGTGCGATGAGCTATTTTTCGGAGGCGAACGTGGAGGCGGCAAGAGTGATTATCAGCTTGGCTTCCAGGAAGATGGAGCACTCAAATACCACGACAAGTGGCGCGGCATCATGTTTCGGAAGACCTACGCCGAACTTGAAGAACTACAGCAGCGAGCATGTGAGATATTTCCAGGCTCAGGAGGCTTTTTCAAGACTCAGCCGAGCGCCAACAATCCCTATTCAAATTGCTGGTACTGGCCTAACGGCGCAACCGTCAAGATGCGCTACATTGAGAACGAAAAGGACTATGGGCGCTACCACGGACACCAGTACACCGGAATATCATTTGATGAGGTCACCGAGTATGCAACGCCTTCTGGCCTTCTCAAGATGCTATCCACCCTCCGCTCAGCACATGGCGTCCCATGTAGGGTAAGGGCAACGGGCAACCCTGGCGGCGTGGGGCATGTATGGGTGAAGCGCAGGTATATTGACGTTGCACCGCCATTGACACCGTACACTGACCCGGAAACAGGCTTTACCAGGATCTACATACCTTCGAAGCTGGCAGACAACCGGATATTGGCAGTAAATGACCCAAACTACCGTTCCCGCATCCTGGCAGCGACAGAAGGTAATGAAGCACTCAGGTTAGCGTGGACAGAGGGTAACTGGAACATAGTAGCAGGCGCGTTCTTTTCCAATTGGTCAAAGCATCACATTATCCAGCCCGTTGAGCTGCCGTCACAGTGGACCCGCTTTTGCTCACTGGATTGGGGTTCAGCGCGGCCCTTTTCAGTTGGATGGTGGGCGGTATCAGACGGCGAGTTGACGCAGTTCCCGAGATCGGCACTGATACGATACCGTGAGTGGTACGGCATGAGTACTCCGAACGTTGGCTTAAAGATGAGCGCGGCGGCAGTGGCGGCAGGCATCAAAGAGCGGGAAGGGAATGACCGGATAGCCTACCGAGTAGCAGACCCGGCCATATTTAAAGAAGACGGCGGACCATCAATAGCCAATTCAATGCTGCCGCTGGTATGGAAGCCGGGAGACAACAAGCGGCAACCGGGATGGACACAGTTAAATGACAGGTTGATCGGCATAGATGGACAGCCGATGATTTACTTTTTCAATACCTGTGTTGACACGATACGCACCGTCCCGGCATTGCAGCACGATCAGCACAACATTGAGGACGTGGACACAGACGGCGAAGATCATGCCGCAGATGAAATAAGATACGCTTGCATGTCCCGGCCATGGATACGACCGAAGCCAGTAGAGGAAAAGGTCAAGGATAGTTGGGACCGCAAGTTTGACCGGGACGACGACAGCGACGAATGGAAATCAGTATAGGCAGGGGGATATCTCCTTTGAAATGGTCAGAGCCTGAATTGCAAGCCGTTCCCCAACCCTTACGGGTACTCACAGCGGCGGCACATTTGGGTTGAACGCCAGAGCCTGCGCGATGCGTTGAAGGCTTAAAAGTAGCAATAACGCCGAGAGGCAGTGAAGCTTTTAGCGGGGAGTAGAGGCCGGAAGGCTATGCAGTCAATGATCGCATTAGCGTAGGCTGTGATCGCATTAGCGTAGGCTGTACCCTTACAACCGGACGGGTGATACCGACCCCTCCCCGTTAATTCTTACCGTCGCGAGATGGTACGGAGACAGCATGGCAGATAAAGAGCAGATCGACTACGGCAGCCACGAGACATACGTCAAGTGGTTCCTCGACTCCGAAGACCTTTCCCAAGAATCCCGCAAGCTGTCCGAGCGGGATATTGATTATTACAACTGTATCCAGCTTACACAGAGCGAATTAAACGCGCTAAAGAAGCGGAAACAGCCGCCAGTAGTCGATAACCGTATCAAGCCCAAAATAGATTACCTCCTTGGCTTTGAGCGCAGCCAACGCACTGACCCCAAAGCATTCCCTCGCACTCCTAAACATGAAGATGCAGCCAATGCTGCAACTGACGCACTTCGCTATGTCATAGAGTCCAACGACTTCCCCCAAGTACGCTCAGAGTGCTTCGAGGATGCCCTGAAACCCGGCGCATACGGCTGCGAGGTCATTGTTAAGCCGAGGGGCAAAGACTTTGACATCCTCATCAAGCGCACCCCATGGGACCGCATCTTCTACGATCCCCACTCACGCGCCAGAGACTTCAGCGACGCGAAGTACAAGGGCATTGTCATATGGATGGACAAGGCCGACGCGCTAGACCGTTACAAGGGCAACGCGAAAGCCGACAGCATCCTTGGCGATACCATGTCACAGAGCCAGAGCAGCACGTATGAGGATAAGCCGTCACACTCGTTTGGGGACGCCAAGCGCAACCGCGTCCGTATCGTGCAGATGTACTTTAAGAAGGGTGGCGTGTGGCACTACGCAGAGTTTACCGGCGCTGGCTTCCTGAAGGGTCCTAAGCCATCCCCTTACCTTGACGAATACGGCGATCCCGATTGCCCGTTAGAGTTTCAATCTGCCTTTGTTGACCGGGAGGGGAACCGCTTTGGCCTCGTTCGCCAATGGATAGATATGCAGGACGAGGTGAACAAGCGGCGTTCCAAAGGACTGCACCTTCTCACCATGCGGCAGGTTGTCTACGAGGACGGCGCAGTTGATGACATTAACACCGCACGCAATGAGCTGGCGAAACCTGATGGCGCTGTGAAGGTCACGCCTAA